TGTTGTCACTCCTCGTTGGCTGGGCCGCTGCGGCTCGCTTCGACCGGCTTGAAAGCCGGATGGGGGGTGCGGAATGAACGTCATAAGCAAAGCCGAAGCCGACATTCTGTTGGCCATCGAAGGCGCCGACCGCTATCCGTATCGCTGCATCAACGACCACGGCGCCGACCGCATCGTGGAGTGGCTGGACGAACAGGGCTGGCCTACCTATCAGAGCAACATTGCGGCGTGGATTGCGACCGCGGAAAAAGAACCCTCGGACGAAATCGCGGTGCTGGAAATACCGGCACGCTCGACCAAGAGCGGCCGGCCGGAAACGCTCGAACTCGACGACGATTGCTTTCAATGGCGCGTGGATGGGTTTGAGTTGCACCTGGCCATCTATCGCCACTTGCGCGCCAGCGGCCCGGATGACTTCGACGGCATCCTGGCGTACTGCCAAGAGCAGGTGCCGGGTACGGTGATGGAGGATCACGTTCGCGCGGCTCTGGCAGATTTGCCGGTGGAGTACGACGAAAACTTCGACGCCTATCAAATTGACTGGGACAAAGTGGCCTGATTCCAGCCTCCTACCCGGCGCGCCGGGTAGCGGGGTGCAATCCGCATCGACTACTGACCGAACGACGAAAGGAACGACGAAATGAACGCACAACTGAGCAAAGGCCGAGCCGGATGGGAAGCACGCACCAGCAGCATGGACAACGTGCAAACGATGGTTTCCAACCTCAAGCACGCCGCCCGGAACGGTGGCGCATCAATCGGCGGCGGGGAATTTACCCCGGCAGAGTGTCGGGAGGCGGCGGCGGTACTGGATGCCGCGCCCGAACTGTTGGCTGCTCTCGAAGCCCTCATGCAACACCCGCACATTCAGGGCTACCTGCCATATAAGCCGCACGACAAAGTAATGCTGGCGGCTGTGGCGGCAATCAAGAAAGCGAGGGGCGAATAATGGCTTGGCTAATCGTTGATGACGTTCCGGGGCGCGAGATCGGGTACCGCGCCATTGTCGAACAGGACGGCACGACCATCTGCAACCCCTCACCGATGGGGGAGGGTGCGGCGCGGTTGATTGCGGCCGCCCCCGATATGCACGCCCTGCTCCGGGTGGCCGTGGCCCGCCTTGGGCTCGAAGAATCGCCCCCGCTGCTGGGTGCGTGGCTGGGGGAGGCGCAACTAATATTAAATCGTATCGAGGGGGCCAAATGAAACCGATCTATATGCTCGACGCCAAAACCTACCTTGTAATCAAACGCGCGTGCGCCGCCTTGGCGCGCGAACCTGAGCGGGCCGAAGTGCTGGCCCCGATCATTGCGGCGATGTTGGAGCGTGCAACGCGCGCCGACCTGGAAATCGACCGCCCGAGCGCGTTGCAATGACGCGCTACGGCCTGCTGGACGAGTCAGGCGAGGTAATCCGGTGGGTGTGGGAGCGCCCACCCGCCGGGGTGCCTTACATCACCGAATACACACGGCTTGCGCCGCGTGTTGATTGGGACGACTTTGAGGAAGCATTGTTTTGAAAAAGGCGAGCAAACGCCGGCGCAGGCCGGCTGCGATTCCGACGTTGGTGTTTCGCACCACGATACCCGACGCGGAAATCGCGTGCCTGCAAGCCTTGGCCGCATTCGCGGGCGGGTACGCGTCGCCGGGGCAGTTCGACATTTTGCTCGACACCCGCGATTTGCTGTTTGTCGCCGCGAAACACCGGCGCGACGAGGGGATGTTGGCGGTATGTACTGCCGCCAATGTCGCGCTGCGTGACGTGCGCGCCTCGTGGGATGGTGAGCGGTTCGCGCCGCTCGATGACGACCAGCTAAACGCTTTTCGGATTTTAGTCGATGTATCGCATGACTTTTGGGGCCGCCAGTCCGGGGCGTTGTACCAGGAGGCTTACCTCGCGCTACGGGACTGGCGCGCAAAACAAGACAAACAAGATGAAAGGGAGCGTTATGAAAATCGAAGCGAGGCAACACGAACCGACGAAACCGGGTTGGTATGTAGTTGAGTGGTCAGAATTTCCCGCCTCTCCTGCCCTGGCCTATTACGACGAACGAGGATGGCAGCGCGAGCCCGGCGTGGAAAGTTTCTTCGGCCGGCGCGCGGGTGACGTGTGGTGGGAGACTGACATTGCCCACGACTTCACCAAGTTCATGGTGCGGGTGCTGACATGACGCCGGCTGAGTTCGCCTTAATCATGTGTATATCGTACTGCTTCTACATCATCATGGGGGGTGAATAAATGCGCAGCCGAGTTGAATTGATGGCACTGGAACTGATGGCGGGCGGGGCGCGGTTGTCGAAGTACGACCTTGCCGACGCCGCCCAATGTGACCAACGCACCGCCGGCCGGATGCTGGCCAGGATTCACAAGGCAGGCATCGGCGTGCGCATCTGCGGCTGGGTGTCAATTTATCGCGCGTGGATCCCGACCTACCGCAAGGCGCCCGGCGTTGATGTTGCGCGCCCCAAGCCCATGAGCGGGGCCGAGCGTGCGCGCCGCCGGCGCAGGGACGCGGAAGTGCGGTGGAATGAAATGATGATCAAGCGCGGTAAAAGATTGCTGGAGCGTAGCGCACGAATCCTAACTCAACCGAGGGGGCTGTGATGGAACGCAAGTCGGAGCAGGCAAGGCAACAAGACCGGATTGATTACCGCGCCCGAGGCTGGGACGAGGCTATCCGGGCAGTGGAGTATGAGTTTAGGTGCAACCCGCCGAGCAAAATCGGTGAGGCGGCATTTCTTCGACGGCTGGAGAAACTGAAAGGGCAAGGCTAGTGAAAGACATAACGAAACTGGTGGCGCAATCGCAACTCATGCGGCGCGCCGTTGAGCAGTGGCGCAAGGATTTACCGACCGCGAATGATGCACTCATAAACGCCACAAACGAAGTACGCCATGCAGTAGCAGACGGCCTCGACAAGAAGGCTTCCGAATGGTTCGCTGAAAATAAATTGATCCATGCCGGGTACGCTCAAAAACTTTCCGACGAGCTTCGGAAAAAACTGTGAAAGGGAGATTCTGAAATGTACGAGTACAGAGCAACCGTAGAGAACGTGGTCGATGGCGACACGATTGACGTGTCAATCGACCTGGGATTCAAGACCAACACCCGCCAGCGCATGAGACTGGCGCGCATCGACACGCCCGAGCGCGGGCAACCTGGGTACGCATCGGCGCGCGACTTTGTACGCGACGCCACGGCCGGCAAGGTGGTGACCATTCGCACCGAGAAGGTTAGCAAGTGGGGATACTATTTGGCGAATGTGACGCTGCCGGACGGAAAAGATTTGAGCGACACGTTGCTCGCCGCCCAACTGGCCAAGCCCTACGACGGGGGCAAGAAAGAGTGACCAAGCTAACCCTCGTTTATTCGTCCCTGCCAGTGCCGCCGCCTAGCTCGCCGTACTGGGCGATGGTGTCGGTCTGGTGGGCCTGCTCGATGATCGGGCCGGCGTGGTGGATGGCGTGCTGGAGGTATCCGGAGTGACAGTACGCGATTCGAGCGACGGCCGGGCGGTGGTCGATACCGAGTATTTCTGGCGGCCTATCAACACCTGCCCGGCCGGGCGCAAGGTGCAACTCATCAACAAGGCGCTTGGGTGTGCAGCCTACGGCACGCACAACCCGAAAAACAAGTTTTGGACGCATTGGGCGCCGTTGCCCAAGTTTAAGGTATGTGAATGACTGACGAGTGGTTGCGTGAGATTTACAAGCAAGCCGGGCGCGATTTTCTTCGCGTCCGGGCAGATCAACTTATCCAAGCTGGAAAAGAACTCAAGGAAAAGCAAAATGAACCGATCAGAAAGCGTGGGGAGCGTGAATTCGCTGTTTGTCGCAATGAGACTGAGCAAGAGCCCGTCGGAGGAGAACCTGGAGCTGAAATCAAAGCTGCTTGAGAATCAAGAAAAGCTGGCCGACCAGGAGGCACAGATTGAATGGTATCGAGACACCAACGACCGCCTGCTGCACGACGCGGCGCGCTGGAACTTTGCCAAGGCTGCTTACGCCAAGCAACTCGGATATGACACGGCCGAAGAATTACAGAAACAGGTCGATTCCGACATGATGAAACCACCAGGGCCGGACAAGTGAAAAGACTGAAATCCATCCCCACCATGCCTGTCATTGGTGGGTTTTTGACCACGCGTGAAGTGGCGGCGCTGGAAGGCGTCAAAACTACTGAGGTGACGGCATGGTGTCGCCGGGGAGAGCTTTTCCCGGCGCAACTTGTTTGCAAGTCGTGGCGGATCTCGCCTGACTACATCCTGATACCCGGCGCCAAGATCGGCCCGCCCCCCGGCGAGCGTGGGAAGGGGCGGCCGAGGGGCTCCCGAAACAAGAACCCCTACCCGGTCGGCGTGAAGCGGCCGCGAAAGAGCGCGGCCTAGCCAATCAATCCACGTCGGCCAGCCAATACACGTCGCCTGCCCCTGCATTGAACTGAACCCCCGGCGACTTCGTGAGCACGCCCGATTCGACGGCGGTATCCATCAAATCCCTGAACTGCTTTGCCTGCATCTTCATTAGCTTCAGCAACTTCGAGTGAGGCATGGCGCCCTGGCTGCACGCCGCGCCGAAACGGGTATCGCCTGAATACTTCTTGGCGTGTCGGATGAACTCGACGGCCCGCTTCATATCGCCATCGGTCTGCGACTCGATACGGTTGCGGCGCACCGCCCGGATTAGCGCGTTGTCGTAGTGTCGAACGTAGGCGATAGCCCATTCCAGGTGGTGCGGAAGAATCTCGCGGTTTGCCGGGTTCTCCGCCTTGCAGGCGATCATCGAGAGCTTGAGAGCTTTTTCGAGCGTGCGCCCGAGCAATACATCCAGCCCTTCACCCTCGCCCGCGTTCTTGGCGTCATTGAGATCCGCCTCGAAGGCCGACATAAGCGGAGTGCAGGCTTCGGTGAAATGCAAGTCGATGGTATGCGGCGCCACTTCGGCCGGGCTCACGTCAGACAGGTTGCCGGCGACTGCGCCCGACACATGAACCGCCCTGCACCAGTCGATCACCTGCGCCGGCGCGTCAGTGCGATTCACGAAGCGCGTGAGCTGCCGCGGCTGCTGCGATTCGACCACGATGCACCGACCGAGGAACCCATCTTTGACCAGATCATTGGTCAGATTCTCGAAAAACGTGTTCGGCGTGGTGGCGCCGATCATCGTGATTGCCGGCGAATGAACCACCCGCTCGTTCGTTTCCTGCGGATTCTTCGCCGTCATAAACGAATACTGCGGCGGGCGAAGGATGCCGTCCTGGCGCCCGAAGGCTTCCACGAGCTTATCGAGCGCGGCTTCCGCGTGCGCGTTGCCCTTGGCCCGCGACATTTTCAGGAGCTTGCCGATCTCGTCGATGATGGCGATATGCGATGGCGACTTGAGCAGGGCGGTATAGACGGCGCCGGCCGAGGTGTAGCCGGATCCACCGATGAGCTGTGTGAGGTCGGCTGCGGTCAATGCTTTCTCGATGCACTGCTGCGGGTGTTCTTTACCCTCGGTGGATTTCGCCACGATGATGAAGTAGAGGCTGGTCTTGTTGCCGTACTGCGTGCGGTAGTTTCGCCCCATTACAACTGAGCACAGCGCGATCGCAGCCGCCACGGCCAATTCCGGCTGCGACTTAGGCGCGGTTTCCGTAATCCAGCGCGACACCACGCCGAGCATTCCGGGCGGGTTGCCAATGTAGGCCGGGATGGCCGGGGCCGGCTCCAGGCTGGTCTGTGGGGGCAGCATCAAAGGTGCGGGGGCCGGCTTGTGCCAGGGCATTACCGCGGCCGCTTTCGGTGCGGCTGCCGGGGTGACTTCGCCCGTTCCTACGTTCAACACAATCGGATCCGGCTCTGCCAGTGCAAGCACATCGCGCAACGATTCGGCCGCTTTGCCGAACGACAACCCATTGGCATACATCACGAGGTCGATGGCGGTCATGCCGTAATTGCCGCCCCAATCCCGGATGCCTGCCGGACTGATGCCGACGTTGTGGTTCTTGGCCTGCCGCCACACCGCCACGCATCGCCAGCCGTCGCGCTCACGCTTGGCGGTCGGGATGAGCTTCGGTACCCACTCCTCCAGACGTACCAATGCCTGACCGTTGAGGTCACGGAAATACTGCGCCTGTATCGACAATTCGACGTTGATCTTCCCGCCGTCGTCGCGGGGTACGCTTTTCTTCTGGTACTTCCGGTCGGCTTCGGTCTGGTACGGGGCGAGCAGCCGTTCGACTTGCGCCGGAAAATCATCGGGGAGCTTCGGCAGATCCTTCGCGCTGATAATCTCGTCCAGGGTGTCGGCCGTAATCCACACATACGAGCAGCCGGACGGGTGCGCCGTGGGCGGGATGACGGTCTGCCGGCCGTCACTCAACACGTCCAGAACACGCACGCCGTTCACATCGAACGAGCGCGACGCCTCGCCGTTGTACTGGTAAAACCGCGTCCAGCCTTTCTCGCCTTTCTTGGCAATCGGGCTGTAAGGGATAAGCTGCAACAGCGCGTCATTGCCGCCGGGCAGGTCGTAATCCTTGTCCAACCCGATCAGATTGGAAAACTCGCCCAGCACGACGCCAATGCCCGCATCCGGCCAGAGCGACCAAAATTCCAATTCCATTTCGGTGGGCAACCGTTTGGCAAAGCGCGTCCAGTCGGACATACCTTGCCAGCCGTGTTGCTCTGACCACTGCCCAGGTTTCTTTGTGCCGGGGGCAATCGGCACAACACTTATGCCCCGCTCGACCAGCTTCCACGCGAAAGCGGCGAACACAGATTTCATTTCTGCCAAGTTGCACAGCCTCCCTAATGAACACCACCGCTTGCCTATTCGTCCGAATCGCTTTCCTTCGCAATCTGCGCGAGCGCCATTGCCAGCACGCCACCGAGCCCCCCGGCCATGAATGCCAAAATAATCCAGATCATTAAACCTCCTGTATTGGTTGAACCATGTCCGGCCGAACGATGCCAAGCGGCAGGCCGGCCAGAACTGCCACTGTCTTAGCGTGGCGGGCCGGAATGCGCCTGCCCCACTTCGCTACGGATTGAATCGTCACGCCGCAGGCGCGGGCGACCGCAGCCTTGCCCCCGGCGATGCCGATAACCCCCTGAACCGTAAGCCCGACCGGGCTTTCATGTGCTTTTGTCGTCATATTCCAACTGAGAAAAACTCAACCGTTCTATTGAAGCACATTTCATTGGTCATATTGCGGTTTTCTCATGTAGCATAGTGGGACGACTGACCGACCGAGCGACCGATGACAACGGTATTGGCCCAACGGCTACGCGCCGCGCGCACTTCCCTTCACCCTGCCGTCACGCAACGCGAAGTTGCCAAGCGGTTTCAGCTTTCACCTTCTGCCATCACTTTGTGGGAGAAGGGCCGCACGCAACCCAGCGCGGAACACCTCGCGGAGTTGTCGCGGTGGTATCAGGTCAGCACTGACTGGCTGCTAGGTGTCGAGACTACCGCTCCGGTGCCGCGTTCCAATCGGGGAAAACCCCCGCTGCATACGGTGCCAGTGGTGCCACCCTCTGCCCTCTTGAAATGGCGCTGGGATGCCGTGGCCGAACTGCTGCAAACCTCCGTGTCATACCCGCCGAACACCGCCGCGGCCATGCTGGTGTCGAGCGATGCCCTCACCTCCGCCTGCCCGACCGGGTGCTATGCCGTCATATCCAAGGGCAACGGTGCGCGGCCAGGGCAAGTAGTGCTTGCCAGCGTGTCGCGTGCGGGTGATCCGGTGCTGCGCAAGTACATCAACGAGGGCGGCGATGAATTGCTCGTTGCCGACGATACGCGCTATCCGACTTTTCGACTGCGCGATGGCGTTCGCATCCTCGGACGCCTATGCGAAATCACTATCCGTCGCAGATTTTAATGACGTTTATGTGGGACGTTTGTATGCCGTAGTGGTTGAGTTTTTCTTACTAGGCCACTAGCATACCGACACCTACTGACCAAACGAAGGAATGACAGATGGAAACGAAGGAGCTTGCAGCAACATTGCTGCGTGCAAAGGCCGCAGAGCGTGAGGCGAATGCCAAGCGCATCGAAGCCGAGGAAGCGTTGATTGCAGCACTTGGTAAGCGCGATGAAGGCGCGCAGACCCACAACATCGACGGCTTCAAAATCACCATCACCGGCAAAGTGTCGAGGAAGATGGATTGGAAAGCGTGGGGCGCGGTCGAGGAAAGTATCCCCGCCCACCTGCGCCCGGTCAAACTCAAGCCCGAGCTTGATGAGAAGGGCGTCAAGTACCTTCAAGCCAACGAGCCAGAAATCTACAAGCTGCTGCCCCTGACGGTCACACCGGCCAAGACGGCGGTGGATATTGAACTCAAGGGGGAATGATGGACGAGAGCATTGAAAGCATGACGCTGCGCGACTACTTCGCGGCGAAGGCAATTACCGGCCTACTGATTGATGCGCACAACTCACCGACGCAACTTCACAACAGCGAAATGGAGCTTGAGGATTTTGTCGCCACTCAAGCGTATATGCTGGCCGACGCAATGATGGCAGCGAGGAAAGACTAAATGGCATCGGCATCCATCACCATCACCGACGACGAAGCGACCGGGCAAGTCACCGTGTCGGCCGACTTTGGGGACAAGCTGGAACCCACCAGTCAGGCCCACGGCATGATCTACACCCTGCTGCAAAGTGTCCTTGGGTCGGCAAAGAATTACACCGCCGTCGAGGACACCGCAGGCGACTTCAACGGACAGAGCGCGGAGCCGCAAAGAATCATAACGACCGAAGGAGCGAAGTAAATGGCATTCGATCTATCAAGCATCAAGAAGGGCAAGAGCATTCATGCCCCGCGCATTTTCATGTACGCGACACACGGCATCGGCAAGAGCACGTTTGCCGCAGCCGCGCCGGATCCCATCTTCATTTGTACCGAGGACGGACTGGGCAGCATCGACACGTCGAGCTTCCCGCTGGCCAAGCGCGGCGCCGATGTAATGGAGGCTATCCGCACGCTCTACACCCAGCCGCATGACTTCAAGACCGTGGTGCTCGATTCCGCCGACTGGCTGGAAAACCTGCTGGTCAAGGAGATTGAGGACAGTCACGACGCGAAGGAACTGGCCTACGGCAAGGGCGCGCTGATGCTGGCCGACAAGTGGCGCGAGGTGCTCGACGGCCTAAACGGCCTGCGCAATGACAAGAACATGGCGGTCATCATCATCGGGCATTGCGAGATCAAGCGGTTCGACTCGCCCGAGGTGGAGCCCTACGACCGCTACCAGCCGAAGCTGCAAAGCCGCGCCTCCGCGCTCGTGCAGGAGTGGGCCGACGCGGTGCTGTTCGCCAACTTCCGAACCATCGTCAAAAAGGACGACGTGGGGTTCAATAAGTCGGTATCGCGCGGCATCACCACTGGCGAGAGGCTTCTTTACACCCAAGAGACACCAGCCTACTACGCGAAGAACCGCTACCAACTTCCGCCCAGCCTGCCGCTGGACTGGAATGCTTTTGCCGGGGCGCTTTCCGCTTCTGCTGCCTGACCCTGTGAGTTTTTCTAACCTGAACCGAAGAAAGGAAGTAAATCATGGCTGACCTATCCGGCTTTGACGCATCTCAGATCCCCGAACAGAGCGAGTTTTCCGCCCTCCCCGAAGGCCAGTACGTTGTCATGGCCACGGCCTCGGAAATGAAGCCGACCAAGCGCGGCGACGGCGCGTACCTGCAAATCACGTTTGAAGTTATCGACGGCGCGCAGAAGGGCCGCAAGCTGTGGGCGCGTCTGAATCTGAAGAACGCCAACCAGACCGCGATGGACATTGCCCAGCGCGAACTGGCGGCGATCTGCCGCGCGGTGAATGTCATCAAGCCCAACGACTCCGCCGAACTGCACAACAAGCCGCTGCTGATTACCGTGGGCGTGGAGATCGACGACCGCAACCGCGAGAACAACGTCATCAAGAAGTACGAGTCGGCCTCCGGCGCCTCCACCGGCTTCGCGCCTGCT